TGGATATGGCGAAGCAGCAAGTAATCCAGAAACAAGTTATCCTTGGAATAATACCACGCATAGTGTTATACCAAAAGAAGGACACATGATTATATTCCCGGCACAAATGAGACACTTTGTACCACCATTTAAAAGTGAAGGTACAAGAATATCAGTAAGTGGTAACGGAGTATTGTATATGCCAGACCAAAAATTATATCACATGGGAGAAAAGCGTTACGAAATATGATAGTATTTGAAAAGATTAAATGGAAGAACTTTCTTTCAACAGGACAACAAGGCATAGAAATAGATTTAAACAAAGACGCAACAACACTTATCATAGGTCACAATGGTGCAGGTAAGTCAACGATACTTGACGCATTGTGTTTTGCCTTGTTTAATAAACCCTTTAGAGATATAAAGAAAGAACAATTAATTAACAGTATCAACTTAGGTGGTACTGAGATAGAAGTAAACTTTACCATTGCACAAAACAAGTATAGAGTAGTACGAGGTATTAAACCTAATATATTCCAGATATACTTAAATGGTGAAATGATAAACCAAGAAGCAACTATAGCTGACCAACAAAAACATTTAGAGAACAATATACTTAAATTTAACTATAGAAGTTTTACTCAGGTAGTAATCTTAGGTAGTAGTACATTTGTTCCTTTTATGGAATTGAAGTCACCACATAGACGAGAGGTAGTAGAAGACATTTTAGATATTAAGATATTTTCAGTAATGAATATGTTAGTTAAAATGCAAATCAAAGAAGTTACTGAACAGATAAGAGATATTGATAGAGATATACAAATAACAAAGAGTAAAGTAGAAACTCAACAACAATATTTACAAGATACAGGTAAACAGAATACAAAAGTTATAGATGATTATAATTCTAAAATAGAAGATAATAAACTAGCAATAGACAAGTATTCAACACATGTTGAAGGTATCAATAAACAGATAGCAAATATTAAAACAACAATACTAGATGAAGATAAGGTAAGACAACAAGTTAAGAAACTGAATAGTTTTGAAACACAGTTTGAAAGTAAAGTAAATCAATGTACAAAACATAAGAAGTTTTATGAACTCAATGATAACTGTCCTACTTGTCAACAAAGTATTGACCCACAATTTAAATCAGAAAAGATTGCTGATGAAAACAAATCACTTATTAAATTTAATCAGGCATTAGCAGATGTTGCTAAAGAGATTACAACTAAACAAAATAGATTACAAGCAATTGCTAGTGTACACGAAGAAATAAAAGTATTAGAGATTGATAGTGTTAAGTATGAACAATCAAAAAATGAGTTAAACAATATTAACACAAAATTGGCACATAACATTGAACAGTTATCACAACAAAGTGAAGACACAGGTAAAGCAAAAGGTAAGTTAGAAGAATTAGAAAATCAATTACAAGAATATGAAAACAATAAGAACTAAAAGAAGAAACTGATTACCTACAAGCTGCAAGAGTAATGCAATAAGAACTAAAAAGAAGAAACTGATTACCTACAAGCTGCAAGAGTAATGTTAGCAGATACAGGTATTAAAACAAAAGTTATCAAACAATACTTACCTATTATGAACCAGTTAATTAACAAGTATCTGGCAAGTATGGATTTCTTTGTTAACTTTAAATTAGATGATGAGTTTAAAGAAATAATAAGAAGTAGATTTAGAGACGATTTTAGTTATACAAGTTTTAGTGAAGGTGAGAAGATGAGAATAAATCTTGCATTGTTATTTACATGGCGTGCTATTGCTAAAATGAAAAACAGTATATCAACAAATCTATTATTACTAGATGAAATATTTGATAGTAGTTTAGACGGACAAGGTACAGATGATTTCTTAAAGATACTAAACACACTAGAGGGCGAGAATGTGTTTATTATATCTCACAAGACAGATATTATGGCAGACAAATTTAAACAACAAATAAGGTTTGAGAAAGATAAGAACTTTACAAGGATAGTAGAATGAAAATAACAATAGCTAGATTAAGAAGTGGAACAAATTACAAAGAACCATTATTAGATATTATGGATTCTTTTTATGAGTTATATAAAAAATATCAAATACAAAGACCACAACACTCATATGGATATTACAACTTTGGTTTTGGTTTTGCAAACAGACAAAAGATGGATGATATTAAAGATAGTGATGTTATTATAATACCAAGTGAGAATGAGTTTACATTTCATATCAAAAACTTTCAGGACAATAGACAAGTATTTCGTAGTAACGAAAAGGTACGAGAGATAGGTGCCATGTTGGCAGACAAACATATTATTATAATGAGAAGTGATAGAGCAGATAATGAAGAACTATACAGAAACAAAACATTTAAAGGATTTGATATAGGTAAGGTAAGTATATTAGATGAAATAGATATTGAAGGTGGCATACATGCTATGAAGTATCATTTTATTACAGACGCAATACCACCTAAATTAGAAGAAGGTACGAGAGCATATGATTTTGTATATTGGGGTACAGACAAAAGAAAGACAGCAGACAATGTTGAAAGTGGAGATATAAGACATACTTTCTTTAAACAAATATACAAAGAGAAAAAAATTAGTGCATACTGGATTGGTAAGTTTTCAGGTGTACAAAGAGATAAGAAAATAGATAAGATGAGAAATCTATTACCACATTTAACAAATGGTAAAACAACAATGTGTTTTAACTGGATGAGCAACACAGCAACAACAAGTAGATACCACGAGGCATTAGCATGTGGCATAATACCATTTGTACATGAAAACTATGATGTAAACAATACAATAGTTGGAAACGAATGGCAAAGAGTGGTAGATGTAGAACATTTATATTCTAAGATTGACGAATTAAGAACAAACAATAGCTGGCAAGAAAAGTATAATGAGATACTAGATGACTATAAACGGAGAACATTAAAGTCAAAAGAGTGGTATTACAACGCTTTTCAATCAAGGCTTGACAATTTGATTAATTTATGATAAGCTTAGTAAATATAATATGGAAAAACTAATAACTAAAATTGAAGACATAAAAGTTAATTTATGTGAAGATGATATTTTAAATTTTTTACAAATACAGAAACGCTGGCCAATACAGTATTCTACTTCACAACCTACAGTACAAATCATAAATGAACTAGGTAATTTCTACAACGATTTTTTTGAAAATACTGTAGATGGAATATTCTTAAATTATGATAAGTGGTTATCTTTATACAACTTAGGATTTACTTCTATTATATCAAATGTTTTAGATTTATCAAAAGAACTAAGAACATTAGAGAAATTAATAATAGAAGAAATAGGTGTAAAAGTTTGTGGTAATTTTTACTTTAGTAAACCTGGAAGAAAAGAAAGTTTTGATAAACATACCCATAGTTATGATGTTATAGTAAAACAAATATATGGCAAGTCAAAATGGATTTTAAACAACCAAGAAATAGACCTATATTCTAATCAAGTATTATATGTACCTAAAAATACTGAACACGCTGTTATTGAAAAGACAGAAAAAAAATTATCATTAACCTTAAATTTAGCATGAAGAATAAACCTATAGACCCTTTATTAGAAAAACAATGGGAGACCTTTCAACAAGAAAATCCTACACCTTACGAACATATAGATACAAACGAACTTAAAGAGCGTTTAATTACTGAACTAGGTTATGTATCTGGTATGACAGTAGAAGAATATACATTATATCAAAAATGGTGTGAAGTTAAAAACAAGTATCCTGCTCAGACAGTAAACACTTTATTTGGCGAAGAAAGTCAATTAGTAGATTTATCAAAAGATAAACTATTATCTCATGTAAAGAACAATATATGGTCACCTCAGGATCCTATGGATTTTGAGAAGTTACAACCAGAACTAATCTATACAAAAGATAGTCCAGAATTACCACAATTGTGGAACGCAATAAGAACATTTGCCTCTACAATGAAAAACAATAACAATATAGGTCGTAATCTAAACTTTATAGTAAGAGATAAACCAACAAAGAAATATCTAGGTGTCATTTGTATATCAAGTGACTTTTTAGATTTAACACCTAGAGATAATTACATAGGTTGGGATAGAGTTAGAAAAACACAAAAGATGATTAATCATACGGCGATAGGTAGTACGATTGTGCCACTACAACCACTAGGTTATAATTACACAGGTGGTAAGTTACTTGCGTTGATGTGTTTATCAGATAAAGTACAAGAGACATGGAAAAAAGAATATGGCGATACAATGGTTGGTGTTACAACTACAAGTTTATATGGTAGTTTTAGTCAATATCAGAATTTGAAACACTGGAAGAAAAGAGGTCATAGTGCAGGTAGTGTATCATACGAAGCAACGAAACCTACTATTCAGATGTTAAGAAAGTGGATTATGGAAAATCACACTAGAAAATACTTTGAATGGTATAGTGCTACAAAACCTACAGGTCAACCATATAAGAGAGACCACAGAAATAGAAGTCATACATTTGCATATAGTAAACTAGGTATACCAAAAGAGTTAACAAAGTCAGACCACAGTAGAGGTATCTATTTTTCCACACTATATGATAATACAAGAGAATTTTTACGAGAAGAAATACCTGAAGATAAACTAGTCAAAAGTTTTGATAGTAGCGTTGACGCATTGTCAGAATTATGGCGAGAGCGTTATGCTAGAAAGCGTATTAAATCATTGATTGACCAAACAAGGACAAACATGGAGACGCTTTACTATGATGACTTGATACATTTAACATGGGAAGAAACCAAAGAAAAGTATCTAAAACAGGTAGGAAGATAAGAACAAAAGTAGAACATAGGCTGTGCGATATGACGCACCAGCAATAAATCGTTGATTTATAAAGGTTCTTTTTTTGTATTTTATGCCAATAATTGTTGACTTTTGGTTAAAATTGGTATAGGATATACAGTATATTATGAAAACGAGGTCAAATATGAATACTATTTCAAAAGAGCAAAAATCAAATCTTGCTAAATTACTTGCAACAGAAAATCTAAACGTAGAACATAGAAAAGTTAAAACAGCACACTTTGTTCCAAAGACTAGAACTTTATGTCTTCCAATATGGGACAATATGTCTAATGACCTTTATGACTTATTATGTGGACACGAAGTTGGTCACGCATTATGGACTCCTGCTGATGAGACAAAATTAAACGAAGCAAAAAAGAAACACAATATTCCTCACTCTTACATGAATGTTATTGAAGATATCAGAATTGATAAGAAGATGAAATTAAAATACCCTGGTCTTAGAAAATCATACTTTAACGGTTACAAAGAATTAGTTGCTAGAGACTTTTTTGGTAAGATTGGTGACGAAGCAAACAATATGAGATTTATTGATAGACTTAATGTGTTTACAAAATCTGGTCACTTAGAAAATACTATTGAGTTTAATGACCAAGAAAAATCATTTATTGAAAAATCAAATCACTTAGAAACTTTTGATGATGTAATTGACCTTGCTAAACAAATCTTTGCTTATAGTAAAGAAGAAAATTACGATAAAGAAAAAGACCCTTTATTTCAACAGTTAAAAGAAATAGAACAAGATAAACTTGACCAAGATGAACAAGATAATCAATCAGAGCAATCTGAAAGTGAAGATAGTCAGGATCCTTCAGATGAAAAGCAATCACAATCTGGTGGTGATGAAGATACAGAAAAAGAAGAAGAAAAAGATAATACAACTTCAGGTGATGACGGTAACAAAACTGATGAACCTGAAAACGAGAATAAACAAAAAGTAGATGGTAACAAAGGTCACATGGGTGGTCATAATCCAGAGTATCAACCTGAAAAAATTACTCCTTCAAATAGTGACGGTTCATTATCAGATGAAATGTTTAAAGAAGCAATGAAGTCTTTATCAAATATGTCTGAGAATATTAGAGACCGTAGGTATGTTACATTACCAAGTCTTAGTGAGGAAGATGTTATTATATCTTCAAAACATGTTGCTAAGTTATACAAAGATTATTATACAAAAAAATATTCATCAACTCCTACAATGATGGCAAATAGTCTTAATAGATTTAAAGAGTGGAAGAAATCACAATCTGGTACAATCTCTTATATGGCAAAAGAGTTTGAAATGAAAAAAGCGGCAGATACTTACAAAAAGTCTTTAACAAGTAAAACTGGTATTATCAATATGAATAAAATTCACTCATATAAATTCAATGATGATATATTCAAAAAAATTCAAATAGAACCAGGTGCCAAAAATCATGGTATGATTATGTTTATAGATTGGTCTGGATCCATGTCTCAAAATATTGATGACACAATCAAGCAAACTTTAAACTTAGTAATGTTTTGTAAAGCAGTTCAAATACCTTTTAGAGTATTTGCTTTTTCAGATATTACTAGAGCTGCGTTCTATAAAGAAGACCATGATGATTATGGTTATTCAAGTAGAGCAGCAAGAGATTTAAAAAACAATCCTTTTAAACATAAACACGGTGACTTGTTTATTGAAAATGTAAACTTAATTGAGTGGTTATCAAGTGACCAAAAAACTCCTGAGTATAATGAGAATATGTTAAACTTATATAGATTTGGTGAGTATCATACTCAATATTATAATCATAGAAGACATTATGACAGTTATGAAGAACCAATTGATATGCCTAGTTGTATGAGACTTGGCGGTACTCCTCTGGATCCTGCTATCGTTGCTTCTTTAACTATTGTTAAAAACTTTATTCTTAAACATAAGATACAAAAAATGAATACAATCTTTTTAACTGATGGTTGTGGTCATTCAATGTATAATACTGTTACTACTACTGACAAAGGTAATTTAGAATTAGATTATGGTAGTGAAAATGCAGATTTAGTTATCAAAAATCCAGTTACTAAAAAAAACTATCCTTATGAAAGTCATAGATTTACAAAATCAACTGCCGTTATGTTTGATATGTTAAGACAATCTACTGGTACTAATATTGTAGGTTTCTATGTTACAAGTAGAAATAATGCTAGTTACTATGATATATCAAATTTCTTACCAGAAGGTGCCGGTTATGACGGTGTTGACGCTGTAAGAAAACAAATGCGTAAAGATAAAGTTGGTACTATTGTTGGTACTGGTTATGATGAATTGTTTATCATTCCAAAAAAGAATTTAAAGATAGTTGACGAAGAAGCGAAGATTAATCCAGATATGTCAATTGCTAAAATGAAAGCAGAATTTGGTAAGACTTTAAAAACTAAAAAGATATCCAGAGTTTTACTGAATAAATTTGTGGAAAGAGTTGCCTAAATGAAAAAAATGACTAAGTGCGACATGTTGACACAGCAATTAATTTGGAAAGCGTTGAAATATAAAGGTTTTTTATTTGAAATAACGCTTGACTTTAACAATAAAGTGTGATAGGATATAGTTATATTATGAAAAAAAGTGAAAGGACTACAATTATGTTAAACGAGAAACAAAAAAAGTTTGTTGACCTTGCTGTAAAAGAACTTGGTACTGATACAGTAACAAGAAAGCAAGTACAAGAACTTGAAACAAAATTTAACCTTACTGGTAACAGTTGGTTAGTAAATTCAGGAGATTACAAAGTGGGCAGAGGCGTATATAAATTACCTACTGACGGTGTTGTAAACCCTAGTAAGAATATCAAACAGAAATTGCCTAAGACTAAAGCAGTTGCTGAGACAGTTACTTTAAAAGAGACTGCTCAAAATACTGAGAGTTTAGTTCCTAATAAAGAGGCAACTTTCGTATCATTTGGTAATTACAAAGATATTAAGAATATTGTAAAATCTAAAATATTCTATCCTACATTTATTACAGGTCTTTCTGGTAACGGTAAGACTTTAGGTGTTACTCAAGCGTGTGCTGAGTTAAAAAGAGAATTAATTAGAGTTAACATAACAGTTGAAACGGACGAAGATGATTTACTTGGTGGTTTCAGACTAGTTGACGGTGCTACAGTATGGCATGACGGTCCTGTTGTTGACGCTATGAAGCGTGGTGCTCTTCTATTGTTAGATGAGATTGACCTTGCTTCAAACAAAATTATGTGTTTGCAACCTATCTTAGAAGGTAACGGAGTGTTCCTTAAAAAGATTGGTAAATTTGTTGAACCTGCTGAAGGTTTCAACATTGTTGCTACTGCCAATACTAAAGGTAAAGGTAGTGAAG